AGAATCCCTCTAGTAGTATTTGCTGAACTAGAAAAACAAGGAATTACAAGAGGCTTCACTATCATTGATATGAAGCGCTTCAAAGATTGGCTAAATAATCCTGAGAACAGGGTATTTAGAACTCGTGCAGGAAGAATCTAATGGACTTATCTACCTATTCTGGACTCAAGGCTGCAGTTGCTAGTTATCTAGCTCGTAGCGATTTAACAGACGAAATCCCTGTATTCATACAGTTAGCAGAGAATCGATTACGCAGAGATCTCAGAACTAGACCTATGCTGAAAGTTGCAACTACACAAACAGTTGCTGGTGATGGCACAGTACAGATCCCATCTGACTTCTTGCAAATGCGTGACTTACATATCAACAATAATCCAATTACTGTTTTGCAATATGAGTCACCAAGCAATTTTTATCGAAATACTTTCTCAGTAATTAGTGGTATTCCAAAGCAATACACATTGTTATCTGATCAATTTCAGTTAGCACCTATTCCAGCTAGTGCAATGACAATGCAAATGCTTTACTACGCAGCACCACCTTACTTGAGTTCAACAAATTCATCAAACGTATTCTTGGCTAATTGCCCAGATCTATTGTTATATGCATCTTTGGCAGAAGCAGAGCCATACTTGATGAATGATCCACGACTACAAACATGGGCGAGCCTATATGATCGTGGTGTTACTTCACTAACAGTTTCAGACGATCAAGGCGAGTATGCTGGTTCTCCATTGGCAATTACTCTCGCATCTAGATAAAGGAAAATATTATGAGCTTCAAAGAAAAAGTTAATATGGCTGACTCTTGCGATGCTTCAGTAATTCGTGGTGCAACACATAGCGAAGTTACAAGCATCTCAGGTTATTACACAGTTGAATGTCACAATGCAGAAGGCAACCTAAAATGGGCTGATGACATCCATAATCTTGTGACAACAGTTGGCAAGAATAAAACAATGGACACAATCTTAGGTAACACTGCTGGCGGTGCTATTTATATGGGTCTAAAAGGTACAGGCACTGCTTCCGTTACAGATACTCAAGCATCACATGCTGGATGGTCAGAAGTTGGTGGAGCTAACTCTCCTACATATTCTGGCAGCCGTCAAACTCCATCATTCTCAGCAGCTTCTGCTGGCGCTAAGGCAACTTCTGCTGCAGTAGTATTTACTATGACAGGCTCTGGAACTATTGCTGGATGTTTTATTAATATTGGTGGTGCTGATACTAAAGATGATACAACTGGCACATTATTTAGCGCTGGTGACTTTACTGCTGGCAACAAAATTGTAACGTCAGGCGATACACTAAGCGTAACATACACAGCAACTGCTGCTTAATAGGAGGGCTATATGGCTCTTGTTCTTAAAGACAGGGTAATGGAGACTACTGCCAGCACTGGCACTGGTACTATTACGCTTGGTGGTGCTGTTGCTGGTTATCAATCATTTTCTGTTATTGGTAATGCTAATACTACATACTATACAATTTCTGGCGGTACTGAGTGGGAAGTAGGTATTGGCACTTACACATCTTCTGGAACTACTCTAAGCCGTGATACAGTACTGGAATCATCTAATGGCGGATCACTAGTTAATTTTAGCGCTGGCACTAAGAATGTTTTTGTTACATATCCTGCAGAAAAATCAGTTGATTCCAATGGTAATCAGGCAACTGGCACTTGGTCTATTAGTATTAGTGGGAATGCTGCAACAGTAACTAATGGCGTATATACAACTGGAAGCTATTCAAATCCATCATGGATTACATCATTAGATTACTCAAAACTTACTGGCACAGTTCCTACATGGAATCAGAACACAACTGGTAATGCAGCATCTGCAGATCTAGCATATGAATGGAAAGGTTCTGGAAGTAATTCTAATTGGGATCAACAATTTAGAGATACCCTAGCTGCATCTGCAACTCAAATTGATTTAAACTCTGGAACTAACTGTCCTACTGGTGGTGGCTGGTGGTTTGCTGAAAGTTTTAGGCATAGCAACCCATCTAGCTATTGGGGAACTCAATATGCTCATGGATGGGAAGATAGAGCATACCAACGATATGTAAGAAACGTATCTAGTGATAACTTTGGAACATGGAGATTAGACAGCGGATGTAGATTATGGATTAACTTTAATAATGGCTCTGCTAGAGGGTATGGCAATGTTTCTAGTGTTTCAAGAACAGGTACTGGTACATACAACGTAAATGCTGCGTATGATTTAGGAAGTGCAAATTACAGCGTAGTGGGTACTTGCGGTTCTAGTAGTTCAAGTAGTTATGAGTGTAATATTAATCCAGCGTCAACTTCATCAGTAATTTATGTAAATACTCACGATTATGGTAATAGTTATGTCGATAATAGTTGGGTGAGTATTGCAGTATTTACTTTTTAATAGGATTGATATATGTCACAAGTTATAATATACCCATTACCAAATAACAGCATTGCTATTGTATCTCCAACTGGTATGATACCTCTAGAAGAAACCGCAAAAAAAGATATTCCTTTTGGTATTCCTTATTTATTAATTGACGATTCTATATTACCTATTGAACATGATGATTTGTTTGAAGCATGGGAAGCTGATTTTTCAGAACCTCATGGTGTTGGAGCAGATTATGGTGCTGGAAGTGATTGGAGTGTATTAGATTATGATGAAAATGGCGCTCCAAAGTATTTAGTGCATATAGCAACTAGAGAGGAGAAAGTTGTAGATGATAACAATTAACATTGATAAAGCTAAAGAGTTAACAAAGAATCGTTTGCGTGAAGAACGCAAGCCTTTACTTGAATCACTTGACGTTGAAATGATGAAAAATTGGAGCAATCAAGAAGCAATGGCAACTATTGACAATAAAAAGCAAATATTGCGTGATGCAACTAAACAAGTTGACACAATGACAACAATAGAAGAGCTTAAATCTGCATCACTTCCTGTATTGGATTAATTAATGTTTGGAATAGTAGCATTTTCACAAGTCGCATTTTCTTCTCTTGCTGAGGGAGGAATACAATATGATGTTATTGTAAACGAATCGCTTACAGTTACTCATACACAAAATGTTGCTGCACAGTTTAATGTTTCACTCAATGAGTCTCAAACATTAATAACGAATGAAAATGTACTTGCTCAGTTTGCTGCTGCAATTAATGAGTCTCAATCATTAACAGAATCTCAAAACGTAGTTGCTACATTTTTAGCAACAAGAGATGAAAATATAACTCTAACAGATGATTTTGTAGGTAGTGCAAATTTACCAGTTGTTGTAAATGAATTACAAACAATAAATGACAGTGAAAATGTAATCGCAAATTTTGTTGGTGATAATTTAGAATCAATTACACTAACAGAAAACAACGTATCTAAATATGATTTTGTAGGAAATTACGAAGACTTACAAACTATTTCAGACACTTCTACTGGCAACTACAATACAAGCGTAACAAGATCTGAAAGCATAGCATTAACAGATATAAATAATGTTACCGCTCAGTTTTTATGTGTAAATTCTGACAACACATTTACACTATCAGAATCATATGGATTAGTTGGATGGTATGTTAGTGCAGAAACTCCATACACATGGAATCAAGTTTCAGAAACATCATATACATGGACTGACGTAAGCGGAAACTCAAACTCATGGGAAGTTCCAACTTAATCATCAAATACTTGGAACGACTTAGCATTTAATAGCAATACATGGACAGAAGAAGGATAAAAAATGGCTAAAAATAAGATAAGCGAATACTCAGCAAATCCTGCTAACAACACAGACGTTGGTGGAATTGATATTGCAGAGGGATGCGCTCCGTCAGGAATTAACAATGCTATTCGTGAGTTGATGGCTCAATTAAAAGATCAACAAGATGGAACGGATGGTGATGACTTTACTGTTGGTGGCTCATTAACGCTTAGCTCTGAGTTAATTTCAAATGGTGGTAGTGGAACTGCTGGACAAGCATTATTATCTCGCGGAGCTGGACTTCCTCCACAATGGGGGGATACTTTTGTAACTGGAATGATTGTAATTTGGTCAGGTTCGTCAGGATCTATTCCTAGCGGATGGTTGTTATGTGACGGCACAAATTCAACACCTGATTTACGCAATCGTTTTGTAGTTGGCGCAGGTTCTACTTACGCTGTAGGTGATACAGGCGGTAGCGCAAATGCAACATTAGTAAGTCATACACATACAGTTGGAACAACATCATTAACTGGTGGGGTTTATGGTATTTCTCAAAGTTTCTTGGATGGCGGTACTGCAACTGGCGTATTTACCAAACAAGGTGGCAATCCTCAAGCAAACACTCCAATTCAATCAGATACAAATGATTGTGGTGCATTTACTATGGATGCAAGTCATAATCATACATTAAGTACAGAAGGTTCTAGTGCTACTAATGCTAACTTACCTCCATACTATGCACTTTGCTACATTATGAAGTCTTAGGAGCTTAAATGCCTACACAAAACGTAACATTTACAGAATGGACTCCAGATCAGCCTAGCATTGTTGAGAACTTGTCATATGTTTATAACGTAGTTCCTGCTGCAGTTGGCTATAATCCATTCCCATCTGCTGTAGATTATTCAGCAGCAGCTAGTGAAAACCTAAATGCTGTATTTGCAGGTCGTTTTTCATCAACAACAAACATATTTGCTGGCGGTGCAACAAAACTATTTAGATTTGACTCTACAGATCTAAGTATGGACAACGTATCTAAATCTGGTAATTATTCCAACATAGAAAGATGGAACTTTGTCCAGTTTGGTAACACTGTTATTGCTGCTAATAATAAAGATAAATTACAAGGATTCACTTTAGGATCTAGCACACTATTTGCAGATCTTGCAGCAAATGCTCCTATCGCAGAATATGTAACAGTAGTTCGTGACTTTGTTGTTGCTGCTAACTTAGACTCTGGTGTAAACGCAAACAAGGTTCAATGGTCAGACATTAACGATGAATCTGATTGGACTTCAGGCGCTACATCACAATCTGATTTTCAGATTATTGCAGACGGTGGCAATATTCATGGAATTACTGGTGGTGAGTTTGGTCTGGTATTGCTAGATCGCGCTATCGTGCGTATGACATATATTGGTTCACCTTACTTCTTTCAGTTTGACACGATTGCCAAAGGTTTAGGATGCATTGAAGGTAATTCAGTCACTAAGTATGGGAATACAACTTACTTCTTAGGTGAAGAAGGGTTCTATTCATGCGATGGTGATTCAGTAACACCTATTGGCAACGAAAAGATTGACCGTTGGTTTTGGACTCATGCTAACCCAGCAAAATTAAGCAATATGTCTGCCACAGTTGATTCATTCCGCAAAATTGTTGTATGGAATTTTGAAACAACATTTGCAAAACGTGGATTGTTAATTTACAACTGGCAAGTAAAAAAGTGGTCATACGGTGAGACTGATGCTCAAATTGTTGCTACAAGCGCTTCTGCTGGCACAACTCTTGAAGGTTTAGACATTAACTATGTTGTTAACGCTGGAACTTTTATTACATCTAAAGAATATACAATCACGGAAATTGGTACAACAGACTTTACATTAATTGGTGCAAGTGCAAACACAGTTGGCGTAAGATTTACTGCTACTGGTGCTGGCACTGGTACTGGTAAGGCGATTGATCTTGCTGCTGCTGCTGCTGGATTTACATTAGATACAATGCAAACATCTTTAGACTCTAATTTGTATACAGGCGGTAAGACGTTGTTTGCTGGCGCTGTTGGTGGAAAGGTTGTTACATTTACTGGTCAACCTTCTAACGCTCGGATTGATACAGGCTTTATTGGAAGTCAGTATAACTCTACCATAACCCTTGCAAGACCAATTGTAGACACTGGATCTGCTAGTGTGGCTGTTAAGTCAGTTAATTTATTAAATCAAACAGTAGATTATGGCAGCTATATTGACGCTTCAAGCGAAAACAGGGTATCATTAAGAAGCAACGGTAAGTATCATTCATTATCTGTTAAACCAACAGGAGCTAGATGGTCTAATGCCATCGCTATTGATGTAGAAATTAGTCCACAAGGAACGCGATGACAGTTGTAAATCAACAATATAGGGTTCTTAATCCAGCAGGTGCTATACCTCGTGAAATATCAGAGGTAGTAAATAATGCGATGAATGGTAAGACCAATAATGTTGGAACTGTTACGTTAAGTACTGGGTGGGCTACGACTACTACGATTTATAACGAACGTATTGGTTATAACTCATACATTAGTTTAGTTCCAGCATCTAGTACAGCATTTTCAGACACATTGCCTGATGGTTCTATATCTGACACAACTAATCAGTACGCAACAACTGCATCACCATTTAACTTTAATACACAAGATGTAAGTAATGGCGTTTATCTATCATCTAATAAGATGTACTTTAGAAATTCTGGTAGATATAACATTCAGTTTAGTGTTGAGTTTGCAAATACTGACTCACAGATTCAAGAAGCGCATATATGGTTGCGTAAAAATGGTACAAATGTAGCAGGAACTGGAAGCAAATATGGCGTTCCTAATAAACATGGATCTATTGATGGATATCTTATTGCAGTTGCAAACTTTTTTGTCGATATTACTGCTGGCGATTATCTTGAATTAATGTGGTCTGCAAACGCTTATGCAAATAGTGGTGGAACTACAACAGGCATTTATGTAGAAGCATATGCAGCAGCAGGTAGTATTCCAGCAGCTCCTAGTGTTGTTATGACTGCACAATATAACCAAGCATCTGCATCTACCAATGTTTATATAAGCTCACAACAGCAAGGTCAGGCAACATTGTCTCACTTTGCTAACAATACAGCAGATAAAATTTATAGATACTTGGTAGTTGGATAATGAACTTTGTTTATGTTTCACCAGACAATTTAAGAAACGAGTGGAACTGGGTTCGTGAAGGGTTAGAAAAAGTCAGGCGTAAAGGTCATGACGATTGGATTCCAGAAGACATTTATTGCGATTGTTTTACTCAAAAAGCAATGCTGTGGATCTTGGATGACAAGAATGGATTCATGGTACTGCAGCCAATTGAGAAAAAAATGCACATATGGGCTGCGTGGCTAGACTCTACAGATTCAGAAGACCTTAACAAAGG